CGTGAAACATATCGGCATTGATGTGACCGGCGGGAACGGGGAGGGGGTTTATCAGATTGTGAAAAAGTTTTTCCCGATGGCCGTACCGTACAACTTCAATATCGCCTCCAAGCGGGCACTGGTCATGAAAATGCTTCAGGTGGTGCGTGCCGGACGCTGGGAGTATGACCGCAGTGAACGTGACCTGATCCAGGCATTCGCATCGGTGCGAAAAATACAGACACCCGGCGGCTATATCACCTATGACACCGACCGCTCCCGCGGTGTGAGTCATGGGGATCTTGCCTGGGCAACCATGCTTGCTGTTATCAATGAGCCAATTGGTGCGGAGCGTGAGGATAATCGCGGCTTTGCAATGGAGTTCTGAACACAATGAGTAAACGCAAAAAATACACCGGAAAGCGGGGGCAGGATTCGCTACACGATGCACTGAAATCAACGCCTGCACTCAGCGCATTCACCTTTGATGGGCCCTATGAAGTCAGCCGCATGGATCTCCTGGATAACATGTCATGTGCAGATAACGGGCGCTACTTTGATACCCCCATGGACTGGAACGCTATCGCCCGTGCATCCCGTCGTGCGTCCTGGCATCAGTCGGCTTTGTACTTCAAGCGCAACGCCCTGAACGGGTGCTTTGTTCCTCACCCTCTGCTGTCCCGCCAGGCGTTTTCAGCCTTTGCGCTCGACTGGTTTGTGTTTGGTAATGCCTATCTTGAAGTGCGGCGTAACAGGCTGGGGGAACCACTCCTGCTTCGCCCGGCACTGGCAAAATATACACGCAGGGGAAGTGACCTGGATACCTACTGGTATCTCAACGACGACGGTACGGAGTTCAGTTTCAGGAAAGGGACTGTGTGCCACGTGCTTAATCCTGATATTAATCAGGAGATCTACGGGATGCCGGAATATATCGGCGGGTTGCTGTCTGTCAGCCTGTCAAACTCAGCGGATACATTCCGCAAACTCTACTACGATAACGGCTCGCATGCCGGGTGTATTATCTATGTAGGCACACCTCAGGCGAATGCGGAAAGTGTCGAGGCCATTAAAAAAACGCTTACGGATTCCCGTGGTCGCGGGGCGTTTAAAAACCTGTTTCTACATGCGCCGGGTGGTGGCAAGGATGGTGTGCAAATACTGCCGTTCCAGCAGATAACCGCAAAGGATGAATTCCTGAACATCAAGGGGAGCGCCCGCGACGATATCCTTGCTGCCCATCGTGTACCACCTCAACTGATGGGGGCAATGCCTGACGGGAATGCGGCGTTTGGTGACGTTGAAAAAGCGGCGAGAGTGTTTTTCATCAACGAGTTGCAACCTGTCATGGAGGCCATGAAGCATGTCAATGAATGGCTTGGCGTTGAGGTGATGCGCTTTAACCCCTATGCCCTGCTTCTGGATAACGCCAGCTGACGCGCTTCGCTTGTCTGCTGCTTCGCCGGGGCATAAAAAATTTATGCCCCGACTCTCCAGCTCTCTTAACGGAATGCGGATGGCGTTCTTCTTTGCAGCTTGCTGATAATATGCATCTTCATGCTGTTTACTATCGGCAGCCATTCCCTGTCACCGTCTCCGTTGATGACCACGCGAATGGAGGTATCATCTTCCACGCGAACCCGAAGAGATACACCGTCTTTTCCGACGGAATGTAACTCCATTGCCAGGACTATGTTTACCGACTCTCCTTCATCGTGTGAGTCAACCCATGTTCTTACAGCCATCCGGAATATGTTATCTGTGTCGGTTGCAATCATATTTACCGGAAATGGCCTGAAGTCCCGATCGTTTCTGCACGGAAACCCCGTATCAACGTAACGATGATGCTCGCCGTCTTTGTCTTCCCATGTCTCTGAAGGCAATTCCAGCCACTGCTCATAAAAAGCAACCAGCTTTTCAGCCTGATTGCGCAGAATCCCTGTAACCTCCCGCCTCGCGTCCCGGCTCTTTTTGTTTGCCAGGTACAAATCGCGAAAATGGCTCATGTCGCTCTCCTTTGGTCTGTTTATGCCAGCCTGTATTCTGCGCTCACCTCATATTGTGCGCAAGTTTTCACCCGTGAATGACTGATACTTTAAATTCTATTAACTTTATGATTTCAATGATTTTTGTCTCTCTTTTTTATCCCGTTCGTCACGTCCGTTTCCCTCCCGATCTCCGACCTCGCCAGACGCAATCAGACGCATTCTGACGGCCTGTTTCCCTGACCATGTTTTGATGTGGTTTTTCAAAACTGACTTTACTGCGTGCGTATCACGCGCAATACGACCCCAAATAAAGCAACCCGCCTTCCATCCCTCAATTCGGGCGCCCTTCCCTCGTCGCCTGCGCGCAGCGATCGCCTCGTTTTTCGTGCACCGTGCAAAGTGGCTTCAGCCAGCGCCGTTACTGGGCTGAAAGGGTAAAAAACACATAAGAAAAATTGTGCAATTTCGTGCACTTTTGTGCGGTTTTCCAGGTGGTGTTTATGCGGGAATCGCAGGCTAAAAAAAGCATGAGCGGGGATTGCCCCCGCGATATTCATGCCGCCCGATGAGCTTCACCTACTGACGGGTCTATTATGATTTCAAAATCCGTGAACAACGCTTTCGGCTGTACGCAGTTACCTTGTTTTTCCAGGCTGACAAAGCCGTATCGACTCAGCATTTTTAACGTTGCTGACAAATTACTTAACTGCCTTCCTGAAAGACTGGCAAGTTCTGTCATTGTCTGCGGTTTTTCCGCATCCATGATACGCAGAAGCGCGATATTTTCGTTGCTCAGCGCCTGACCCAGAGCGTTCAGAGATGAAAACCAGACTCGCGGTTCGTCAGGTTCTGGTTTTAGTTTCCCTTTGGCTATATCCAGCATTCTCTGGCGAAGGACTTTCTCCGGGATAATGCCGATACGGGCTTTCATTTCTTCCCCCTTTGCTGTTCAGCAATCACTCTGTCTACATGGTTAAAGAAATCCAGTAAAAGCTGTTCCGCAGAAGTGAATTCATATGGATAGCCTTTATCGGACGATGTTCTGTGAATATGGTCATAAACGGTAATGCGCCCGGTAAATTTCCCTTTCTTTGGTGGCTTTATTCCGTGAGCGTTATCCATTCCAAAAACCCGGGAGTTATAAGGATCGTGCAATGTCAGGTTGTAGCGTATTCCATGTGGTCTGAACTGGCTTGGGCTAACCCTGTATGCTTCAATCTTCCACCAGTAACCATTATCCATGTGGTGCTGGTATCCATGCATATCCAGAAGGGTGTTCAGCCCATGATCATTGTTTTTCATAACTGATTCGTATCACCTTACTTATGACCAAATCATAACATCGTTTTTTTCTTTATCAAGGTGGGTTATTGTGCTGTTCTTGTGGTTATCGACGTTAACTTATGTACATATTTGAATTCGTAGTGGTTAATATGAAAAAAGTGTCTGACGAATTTGACGGCTTCTGAATACGTAAAACTGTGTCAGGCGGAGTATGTTTCTCCGCCTTTTTGTTTGTGCCAGCCCGGCGTCTCACATCATTACTCACATATTGATCATATTGCGGTTCTTGAGCTGATAATGCTTTGTGCCAGCAACTGCCAGCCTTCTTTCATCTGTCCGTATTTGTCCTGATATCTGTTTACCTGCAAGTTCCCGTGCACCTGTACCAGGTCGCCTTTTTTGTGTTTTGCCAGTTCTTCGTGCTGCTTCCCGAATGCGATAAGGTAAAGCCACATTGTGGTTGACTGTTCTGCGCCATGGCCGGGCAGTGATATCGCCAGTCGTGCAGCTGTTACATCGGTGCCTCTGGATGATTTTCTTGTCGTCGGGTCTTCCGCCAGTCGTCCCCGTGTTGCAATCTGCGTTGTCATATTTGTCTCCGTTGGTGGTTTAGTTATTGGACTGATATGACTGGCAGATCTCCGCCAGCGCCGTAGATAAACAGAATTCGCTTCATGACTTCGCTGCGCTTGCAGACTTCGATGACTGATTTTTCCTGTTGCCATTCAGCCCGTTGCGCCAGCTCCAGTCGTTCCTCTTCCGTTGGCTTCCGGTAATGCGTTATCTTGTCCGTGTACCCGTCCACAACCAGCAGGCCTTCCCGTACCATTTTTCCGGCGGCCTGATTGATGACGGTTCTTTTCACGCCCAGTTTTTCTACCAGTTCCGGTGCGCTGAAGCGTGCGTGCGTTTCCAGGTAGCGTAAAATGATTTCCTTTCCGGTCATTCCTGGGGTCTTCATTTGGTGGCTCCTTCGTTGTTCCGGCGCTCCCGGAGTTCGGTCAGTGCTGCCAGTAAATTTTCCCACCATGTTTCTTCCACGACCGGATTTTGGCGTGAAAGCAGCTGTTGCGCCGACTCAATCATGCTGTTCAGGTCCCTGTCGCTGATCGCCCTGGTGCTGTTAATGGTGTGTTGCTGTCTGGTGCTCATGATGTCTGTGGTTCTCCTGTTACTTGCGGTGCTGCTTTCTGGCGGCTGAATGTACATAACTTGCTATGGCCGCCTTGCGGTTAATGCGCTTCATCGCCCTGGCTAAATCTTCGTTGTGTTTCCTGATATCCTTTTCGTGATATGCCTTCATGATCCTCCCGGCTGGCGTCAGTGGTTCTGGTGCTCCCGTGTTCCTCAGTCTCAGGGCTGCGATAAAGTCGCCGCTGTCTCCCCATGGTCTGGCGTTCAGGATGTCGGCAGTCATACTTTCGGTACTCCTGTCTGGACGGGCTATGGTGATTTCCAGCTGGTCACCTGGCTGCGGTCTTCTTATCAGTCCTCTCAGCGTCAGCGCCGGTAATCTCTTGGTCATGACGACGCTGAACTCTCGTTGCTGAA